TTTCCTTTCTAAAAGTTAGCAACCTCGCTAACAAAAACATTATGACTCATTTCATTAAAAAAGAAAAGCATTTTCTTTTTGTTTAATATCAATGGCTTATCACTACATAAGATAGTGCTTCAATCCTCTGGGCTGAACTATGAACAAATTTTCACGAGTCCTAGTTGCGGCAACATACCAGACCCTGCTCTCCTCATCGGTATGACTATTCTCCCAAGCTCGCCGTCCCATGTCTGTCAGCAACACAACATTGTCAGCCTCGCCGCCCTTAGACTGGTGGATTGTTGAGATTGTTATCCGTGGCTTGCCAGAAAATTTCTCTCCATTGCGAAGGCAGGAGCGCAGATACTCACGCTCGTCTGGAGCTATTCCGCGCAACATTCTCATCCAGTCTGACTGGAGAGCATCCTCCGGCAACCCAAGATCTGTGACTGAATATTTTTCTTCTTTTTTCAGGCGTGTGTTAAATCCAAAAAATTGCACCATGTTTTTTGCCTCGTGCATGGTGAGGTATTCTTTCCTGCGCAACTTCTCCCAGCTGACAATCGCCATTGTCTCTTCAGACTCTAATGAGTGCTTGCCATTGTACGAGTATGAAAATCCTTGTTGACGAGCGACCTGCTGAAATCTGTTGAGCATGTACTTTGACCGAGCCATGCACAACCACGTTTTCTCGCCAGAGAAGTCAATCTCTTGTTCATCAGAAATGTGCTCAACACTACCGTTGTCTGTGCGTGGCGACCAAGGCTTTTTGTACCGACTCTTTATTCTGTTAACTATGCCGAGAGCAATTTTGTGAACTGATCTTGGTATCCGGTAACTCTGAGGGAGGATCAGCCGATCACCTTTTAAGCTCAGAAACTTCTGGACATCAGCACCAGCCCATCCAAAAATTGCTTGGTCATCATCGCCAGCTATGTAAACTTCTTTCGCACTGGCGGCGGCAAGTATTGCCATCTTGTATTGCAACGAGCTTAAATCTTGCGCCTCATCAAAAATGCAGATGTCGATGGGCAGTTCTGTCTCGTAACGCTCCAACATGTCCGTAAAATCTAGCAGGCCATTTTCTTTTTTGTAACGGCGCAAAGATGCATCGTATTGTTTCACTGCATGAAGGGTCAGGTCATTCACTGCAGTCATATTATATTGCTGCTCAAGAGAACGTAAGCCAACTCTTGCCAGAGACTCAATTCGTGAACATTTATCGCCCAATCCATCGCCCGTGTGAATGCCTAAGTTCTCGTCGTAAATTCCTTTAAATTCTACGCCGAGAGCTTTGCCCAATTTGCGATAATGTGAATTGGTCATCACCTCATCTCTTTGCAAGCCCAGCTCTTTAAATGCGAGGCTGTGCAAAGTTCTGAAGTATGGAAACCTTTTTTCATCAAAACCAAACTGGACCATTGCACGCTCTTGAGCTTCACTTGCAGCCTTGCGAGTAAAAGCTAGATAAGCAATGCGCTCTGGTGGAACGCCCCGAGCTATCGCGCTCTCAACTATGTTTAAAAGGGTTGTCGTCTTTCCTGTCCCCGGCGGCCCCAGTATTATCTGAACGAACCTCATGTTTATTTCCTTTCTTAACTTCATTCCCATCAAGAATATAATCTATCTGGGTGATCATATATTCTGCGTTACAAAATTGCTCTGGGGTAAAGGTGCAGCTCTCTAAATGACTAGCCATCATCTTAAAAAGTTTCTCTAAATTTTTCGCAGTCATTCCGTCTGTTCTTTTTTTAATCAGGTCATGTCTTTCTTGGTGTTCTTCAAGAGATGCCATATTGATCCTCGCTTAAAATTCATCCGTCACTGAGCTTGGGATTTCCAGATCATCATCATCATCATAGAACTGAGGTGCTGGAACAGACCAAACTTTAACTGGTTTTGATTTAATGCGAAAGGTTTTCCGATCACCACCTGAGCTTCTGAGCCAAGACCAAACTTGGTGCTGAGAGTGATAACGAAAGCGGCGAGCCTCAAGATATATGAAAAGATCCTCTGAGCGGAAAAATACTTTTGTCTCATCAGGGTCATGCCAAGGCTTACCATTCATGATCTCATCACGATGACGAGCTTGAACCTTCCCAGTTAAGAAGCTGTCGAGCATTTTCTCGAACTGGCCTTGTGGGCTGGCATCATCAGGGTCTTGTATAATCTCGACACTTTCCAAGAGGCTGTTTATTGATTGCTCCCACTTTGGCCCCGGCATTGTTGCTGGGCACTTGTTAAGCTTTTCAACGCATAGCTTTTGAAGTTGGCGTTGGTCAAGAAGCTGTTGAGTTGTGACCTCTATGCGCTCACCGCCAATCTCGATGTACCAGCGCACAGATTGTCGGTTCTCAGTTTCATACTTTGTGATTGAACTAATTTCGATGGCTTGGCCATTGCCACCTCCATTGCCACCGACACCAAACTCTCTTTTTATGCACTTACTTTTTTCACAGTAGTTGCAGATTGGTGTTTGCTTGCAGGTGTAGGCGTAGTCCTTTTTACTGACAGATTTTACGAGGCTGTTTACTTCCCCCGATGGCAAAGGATCATCAAGGCTGTCGTAGTTAAAACGCATGAGATCTTCTTGCCAGTCGTCAGGGTTCTTTTTGCGATAGTAGACGCCCACATTAAATAGAGAAATATTTCGTCCACCTTCAGGAAATCCCATTGTCATAATGTGTTGCAGACAAGGTGGCCCATCAGAAAATTGATCAACTAAATTAGGCTGGAGATTTTCAAGCTCCTCGTAATTGGTTCGCTTCTTTTCTGCAAAATCTAAAAACTGCTCGAGGTTTAACTTCTTGCCATTGTGAATTGCATGACGCTCTGTCTTGTCGCCATCCCAGTAGCAAAGATTTATCCAGTTGCCCCGGTCAAGATCATTAGCACGAGAGATCTGCTTGGGGAAAATTTCAACGCCACCATAACCAAGGCCAGCTGCAAATTCATTCAGCTTGCTAACCATGTCCACGGCGGCAATCGCAGGTTCACAAAAAAGATAAAGGTGTGCGCCACCAGATTTGCTTCGGCACATGACTAAGGGCGTGTCTCGAATTTTCTCCTCAAGCGAGTCGAGAGTTTCCTTCAGCTTAACTTCCCCACGAATATCAATATCAATCACGCCAAAATTGCAGCTGTTGTCATCCTTCAACATTATTATGCCAAGGATGTATTCGCCACCACTCAGGTGATTTTGAAAGTGCTCTTCCTTTGCTGGCTCGCTGACTGTGACTGCCCGGCCAGACATCTTGCCATCTGCCTCTCGCTTTTGAACACGATATTGGCCATGGGCTTGTTGGTAGCCTTGAAATAAATTCATAAAACGAGCCACTGTATTTCGCTTCATGTAAATTCCTTTCTAATAGTCTGGTTGGGGGAGAGCTGGAGTATGAATCTGACTCTCCCCCTAGATGGATGAAATATCAAATGTAGGGGGGGGAGATATTTACATCACATCATCTTCTTGTGCCTCTGGAGAGACACGAACTTCACCAGACGCCAACTGAGACTTAAAGTCTCGGGCGGCAAGATAAATATCTTTGCCCTGTGGATGGTTAGCTATGATGCCACCAGACGTAGCATCATGAAGCATTTTAACAGACCAACCAAACCAGCTGCCCTGATCATTTTCCTCAGGGACTGTCGTCAGCTGGTAAGAAGTCCAGAACATTGCTGGGTTTATCCGCTTACCACCTGCATCAATCATCAGGCGATTAATGATTGAGTTCCACTGCCTAGCTCTTTTCAGCTGGCTCTTTGCCATGCTTAGCATCGCAGGGCTGAAGCCATCATCATCAATCATGAATACAAAGTACTCACCCGTGGGCACAATCTCATTGCCCTCATCTGTAAGGTACTCACCTTTGCCGCCACGAGTGCAACGCTCAAGGCAAGAAGAATCAGAGCCGTGGTCAGCAACCAAGCCACCCCGGTCAGGCTTCCACTCAATATGTGCCCGACGATAGCTGATAGGCACGACAGTAATTCCCTTCTCACCATCGATGGCCTTTGCGCCTACGTTGTCGAGAATGAACCCCGGCTCAGCACCTTCAACATATGACCCATCACGCTTATTCACCTGCGAGGACATTTGCTGTAAAATACTTAGGCGAGGGATCATTAAGTCTTCACGACCCATGCCCTCTTGCCCAGCACCAGCATCCTCCAAGAAAATGCTGTCATCAAAATCCGCAAGTGCGGTGCTCTTCTTCATTGCTACATTTTTAGCCATTTTAACTTCTCCTTATGTTAGCTCTACGTCCCGCATAGATGCGGAACATTTCCATTGGGACTTGCTTACCTTCACTCATGCGTTCTTTAATGAATGAATTTAAAGTTTGTGGGTGAACACCCACAGCTCGCTTGTAATAAATCTGACGCTCACGCAGCTCTTCAGCGAAGGCAGTGCAAGCATCATCTTCATCACGACCAAACTGAACCTCAACATTGCTCTTGATTAAGTCACCAGCTCCTTCTGCTCGTAACCAATCAAAACATTGTTGCTGAAGCATCTCAAGTTCTGCCTTTTTAGATTCGTCCTTGGCCTTTTCAATTGCGCCTTGGGACGGGACAGAAGCTACGATTACATCTTTGACTGAAACCTTTGCGCCATTGCTCAGGGTAAAGTCTCTGATGTTCAGTTCTTGCATCAAGTCGGGCAAGTCCTGTTCAGCTAACATTTTGAGATCCTGCTTCTTTTGCTTCGATAACTCATCAAGACGATTAATCTCGTTTTCTAATTCGAGCATCCTCTGAGCCATGTCGGCGACCGCACCAATTTCATTGGACGATGGTGCAACGTCCTCAAGCAGATCGATTTTCTCCATCTTCATTTACCTTTCTAAATTCGAGAGCGACTGGCATGTACCAACCTTTACGTCGATCACGCTCGCCCTCCTCGAAGTTGCGCTCCCACCTCAGGACACGCACGATTGGTGACTGCTCACTGGCTATGGAACACGCAACCATAACAGCGATTGGGTCACCGCCTCCCGGCCAGAGAAGATAATCCTCTGGACCGAAATTTCTCATAATACGTCTTGCCTTTTGAATGCTTGGCCCCGGTAAAAACTGGGGCTTGTCATTTTCCTCGAAGATAATTTCGAGAGAACCATAACGTGAAGCATCACTAAGGTCAGGACACCAACCAAATTTATTTTTGATCGGTCGATTGACTACATAAACTTTTGGCATCTTTCTATCCTTTCTCAACGGCCAACAACTATGCCTGATAAAAACTCATATGAAAAGAAAAATTTTTCAGAGAAGCAGGTGTTACCGCGAAACCAGTCTTTTTGGTAAAGTTGTTTTGATACCCGTACTGGTGAAAACGCCTTGTTTCTACTATAGGAGAAAATTCAAAGAAAAAAATAAAAAAAATAAAACGCGATATTGCGGTTTCGCGGTAACACTTACGCTGTAAGCGTTGGTAGCAAAGGGTTAGAGGGCGATCCCAAAGTGACATGGGTAACGGGACTGTAACCCAGTGTCCGGTAACTTTTCTTGTAAGTACTTGATATCCTTGGATATTTTTTTTAAAAATAACTTGCTCTTCGTATTGGTCTTTAGTACACTATCTTTGTTAGCGAGTTGCTAACTTTTAGAAAGGAAATGAAGATGAAAAATTTTGTAGCCAAGCGTTCAGCTCCCAACACCCCCACATGGGATTTATATTATGACGACACCCTCGTCGGGTTTATGTCCTCTTTTCCCGGTGAAGGTCCGATGGCAACTGTTCGTTTATATCAAGGATCTGTTGACGCTACTTCGGTGGAAGCCACAACCCTTCACAAGTGCTTATGGTTGGCTCGTGCAGCTTACGAAGATTTACGCTACGAGAACGAAGCTCAGGAAGAGTACATCGAAGACGAAGACGGCGAGCTTGCATATATGCGTCACGTTGAGAACAAATCAGAAGAGTGGGCCATGCGTGACGATATGCAAGAGCCTGTGTGGTAATACAAAATGTTGGGAGGGCTTCGGCCCTCCCTTATTTAGAAAGGAAATGAAAATGAGCCAGTTAACAAAATACACTGATTGGGCCTGCATTCAAAACACCGCAGACTTAGAGTTCGCCTTGGCAGACATTAAGGCTTGCTGGGCTGCGAACCCAGAGTTTGAAGCGGGGGAAACAAATTACTCCAAAAAACTTTGGGCAGAACGCGATGCTATCATCACAGAACTTCAATCTCGCGGAGGCAAGTAATATGAAATTTCATGTAATGGCAAACAAGACATATCGCTTTGAGCTGACTGTGGAGCGTGAGTATGAAGTTGACGTTACCAAGAAGGCGGTGGTCGGTGCAGGGCTTTGCGCTAATGTTGAAGATGGCGACCCTACTGCTTGGTACGATTATGCTGAAGACTATTTACGAGAAAAAGGATTAGAAGAATTTATGGACAATAGGAAGGTCTGGTCATACGAAAATAATACCCTATGTCATGAAGAGACTGAGCGGCTGGAGGTTACTGGGATTTTGAAACAGCACATTGATAAGGCAATTGAAGAGGAGGAGCCACCTTGTTCAGATGAAGAAGGGGTTGGTCTTGATGTCCAAGAAGTTGATTGCAGTATCGAAAGCGTTGAACCGCAGTAAATTTTCAACTATGGTCTGATGACTCCCTTAAAAAACTTAGCCCTTTGGCAGTGGATCTGCTGGGGGGCTTTCTTTTTTAAAATTTATAAGCCATAATCGCTTACGGTTATTTCCAGTTAACCACTGCAAATCGGTTGTATCTATATGAAAAAAGACGTTGAGATAAAGAAAAAGGGCCGTCCTCGTAAGCATCCTGAGAAAGTTGATCATGGAATTTCTGTGAAGCGGCCAGTTAATGATGGCCCATCGCTCGATCCTCAGGCAACATCTCACCTTAAAGAGGAGCCAACTGGCTGGGATGGTCGGTTTAAATCAGTTGAGCCAATGAAGAACCAAAAGCCAGCTGGCAAAAAACGCAACTACAAATGGAACCACCCAGCAACCATAAACTGGATCATGGGTCAGGCTGACCCAGTTGGGTTCCTTGCTGCAGTTATGCAGGGCAAAGAGATATTTGCTGTTTACTCTAAAGACAGCGAAGGCATCCCAATACCAGCAGGAAAAATAGCGGCTGACCCAGACCTTCGTGTCATGGCGGCGAAAACTCTTTTAGGAAAATGCATCCCAGATTTAAAGGCAGTCGAGGTGACTGCTCAAATTGAAGAGAGAAAGGTGCTGGACATCAGCAGGTTGAATGATGACGACCTCAACACAATTGAACGAGTACTTGAACACGCTGTCATTGACACAAATACGAGCGGAGAAGATGAGGAGATCGTTGAAGGAGTTTACCAAAGGATCTTGGGGAGCAATTGAACCCGGACGCGATTTCTATGACAACTGGCACATCGATGCGATAAGTGAGCACCTTCAGGCTGTTGTCGAAGGTGACATCAAGCGATTGATAATCAACATACCTCCTCGGCACATGAAATCAATTTCCGTAGCGGTTGCACTTCCTGCTTGGACTTGGACCATCCAGCCAGAGAAACGCTTCCTCTTTGCATCTTATGCTGGGTCTCTTTCCATACGAGACTCGGTAAAGTGTCGCCGCTTAATTACCAGTGCTTGGTATCAAAGCCATTTTGGAGAAAGCTTTTCTTTGACTGGCGACCAAAACCAGAAGCAGCGTTTTGAGAACGACAAGACTGGCCAGAGGATTGCGACATCAGTTGATGGTGCGTTGACGGGGGAAGGTGGAGACATCATCGTTATTGATGATCCGCACAATGTTAGAGAGGCTGAGTCTTCGACTGTTCGAGAAGGTGTTCTTGATTGGTGGGATCAGGCAATGCAAACCCGGCTGAATGATCCGAAGACTGGTGCCTTTGTAATAATTATGCAGCGAGTTCATGAGAATGACTTAACTGGTCATATCCTTGCGAATGCTAGCAGCGAGTGGGATCACCTTTGTCTTCCAGCTCGTTATGAAATTGGCCACCCAACACCAACCAAATCTAAATTAAATTTCACAGACCCAAGAACTAAAGAAGGTGATCTTCTTTGGCCAGAGAGAGTTGATGATAAAACTCTTACTCGACTTGAAACCTCTCTTGGTTCATATGCCGCAGCTGGCCAGTTACAACAAAGACCAATGCCAAAAGGCGGCGGCATATTAAAGGCTGAGTGGTGGGTTCCTTGGGAGAAATCTGAGTTGCCGGACATTGAATATATCTTACAGTCTTGGGACACTGCATTTTCAACAAAAGAGAAAAGCTCATACTCAGCTCGAACAACTTGGGGAGTCTTCCGTCGCAATGGCCAAGTCAATGCGATTGTTCTTGATATGTGGTATGACAGAGTAAGCTACCCAGAGTTGCGTCGCATTGCTCAAGAGTCATATGCTGATTTTGAACCTGACGCTGTGCTCATAGAGAAAAAGGCTTCCGGCCAAAGTTTATTGCAGGATTTGCGCATGGCTGGCATCCCAGTTCTTGCATACTCACCTGACCGAGACAAAGAGTCTCGTGCGCATGCCAGCTCAGCACTTCTCGAAGATGGAAGAATTTGGTTCCCTTTTGATAAAAAATGGGCTAAAAATTTGATAGATATTTGTTCTGCCTTTCCTGCAGGTGACAATGACGATGTTGTTGATACTTGCACACAGGCTTGGCTACGGCTCCGCAAAGGCTGGTTTGTTACACATTCTCAGGATTATGATGACGACGATGTTGATGAGCCAAGAAGAAGGGTAAGTTTATATGGCTAGTTCCCCAATACCATTTGCAGAGGGTGCCCCGCTTGACAGCCTTAAAACTGAAGACTTTGGTGAGGATGAAGTTCTCATCGGTGATCCTGATCTTGATATAGAGCCAGAGCAAGATTCTCAATTTGACGAAAACCTTGCAGAAGATCTTGGTGATCGAGATCTTTCAAAAAAATCAGACTCGCTTATCTCAATGTATGAGTCAGACCGTGAAGCTCGATCGCAATGGGAAAGTCGTTATAAAGCTGGCCTTAAAACTCTTGATCCTGATGGCGGTCAAGAAGAAGGCGAAGACGAACGAGCAACTCGTGGTTTAAGCGTTGTTGTTCACCCATTGATTGCTGAAGCTGCAACCCAGTTTAATGCTCGTGCTGTCGCTGAGCTTTATCCTTCCGGTGGCCCGGTCAAAACAATTATCATTGGTGACCCAGACGAAGAAACCGAAGAGCAAGCTCGCCGGGTCAAAGACTTTATGAATTACCAGATCACTCAGGAGATGCCCGAGTATTTTCCTGACCTTGATCAAATGCTTTTTTCACTGCCTCTCGTTGGCCAAGCGTTCAAAAAAGTTTGGTGGGATGCAAACTTGGAACGTCAGTGCTCTAAGTTCGTTAAGGCTGAAGACTTCGTTGTCTCGCCAGAGAGCACAGACTTGTATACCTCGCTCAGGTACACGCATGTTATTCGCATGCCTCGTAATGATTATAATCGCTATGTTGAAGCTGGCTGGTATTTGCCGACTGAATACTCTGGCGACAGTTTTGATCCTAGCGGCGACACAACTTCTGAGATTGAAGGTGTAAATGCAGCTGGCGACAATCAAGCTGATGAAGTCATGTCGCTTCTTGAGATGCACGTTTACGAAAATTTTGAAGATGAGGATGGCGAAGAGGATAATGTTGGGCTTCCTTACGTTGTAACCATTGACTACGACTCTCAAAAGGTCGTCAGCATTCGCCGCAACTGGCAAGAAGAAGATGAAAAGAAACTTCGCCGCGACTGGTTCGTAAGCTATAAGTTCTTGCCCGGTCTTGGCTTTTATGGCTTCGGCCTTTATCACATTATCGGTGGTCTTGGAAAAGCGGCCACAGGATCTTTGAGAGCTTTGCTTGACTCAGCTGCATTTGCCAACATGCAAGGCGGCTTTAAATTAAAGGGTCGTGTCAGCGGTGGCGAGATTGATATCAACCCCGGCGAGTTTGTTGACCTTGATGCGACAGTTGACGATGTAAACAAGGCCATTATGCCTTTGCCATTTAAAGAGCCGTCATCAACTCTCTTTCAATTGCTCGGCCAGATAACAGATCTTGGGCGCAGATTTGCAAGCACAGCTGATCTTAATGTCGGTGACGTAAATCCCAATGCCCCAGTTGGCTCAACTGTTGCTCTTATTGAACAAGGCTCAAAAGCATTCTCGGCCATTCATAAGCGGCTACACCATTCTCAAGGACAAGAGTTCAAACTGCTCGCAGAGCTGAATTCAGAGAACCTTCCTGAATCATTTAATTTCTCAATGTCTGGCTCAAGCTCAATAATTTATGCCAAGGACTTTGACGACCGCATTGATATTGTTCCGGTCAGTGATCCAAACATCTTCAGCACTGCCCAGCGCATTGCCCAAGCTCAGGCCATTCTTGAGATGGCTCGCTCAGCTCCTCAGCTGCATGATGTTTACGAAGCCTATAAAAGAATGTACGAAGCAATCCGCATTCCGAATATTGACGAGGTTCTTAAAAAGCCCAAAGAAGCTCCAAGGCTTGATCCAATTGATGAGAACATGAGCATCCTTTACGGCAAGCCAATTCGTGCTTTTCCAGAACAGGACCATGAATCTCATATCGCCGTTCACGTTCAGTTTTTATCAGATCCTTCATTGGCTGGTAACCCCGGCGCAAAAGCCCTTCAGCCAATACTTATTGCTCACATCGCTGAGCACGTTGCACTGCTTTATCGTTCAAGGATGGAAGCCAGCATTGGAATGCCACTGCCTAACCTCCCTGACATTCGAGACAAAGATTTTGCCCTTGAAGACATTGATCCGCAAATGGATATGCTTATCAGCCAACGTGCGGCACAAGTTGTCCAACAAGCTCCACAAATGCAAGAGATTAAAGCCCTTACGTCTATGGGCCAACAAGGTGGACAAAATCCTCTTCAATATGCTCAACAGCTTGCCCAGCTAGAGGCTGATTCGCTCAAGCTCAGAACGCAAGCAAATATCCAAGTTGATCAGGCCAAGGCTCAATCAGACATGCAAATTGATCAGGCCAAGGCCCAACAGAACATGGAAATTGCAGCCATGAAATTGCAAGCTGACCTTGAGGCCAAAGTTAAAAAGCTAGAGGCTGACCTTCAGATTGAACGTGAGAAAAACATTATAAAAACCCAACAGGAGATAGTCGATGGCTGATTTAGAAGCATTTAGTGGAAGTGCAGTAGCAGAAAGAGAAATGGAAGCACTAGAAAACCCAAACAGGAATATGGCTGGCGCAGCTATTTCCCCTGATGAAATTAGGCAATCCCTTGCACAATTGCTAAAGATGGAAAGTGGCGCAGCTGTTTCAGACCAAGAGCTTGAAGCATACTTAGCTACTCTCTCGCCAGAGGACATTGAGGCAATCATGTCAATGTCAGCTGAACGAACAACTGGCCCTTCAACTGTCGTGCCAATGGCCCCGATTAACCCCGGTGCTTTTGGTAGCCTTCCATCAGGTGCTGAGATGGCCCCAGCGATGAGGGCAATGGCTAATGAACGAACAACTGGCCAAGCAACAATGGCTGGCCCAGCAATGGACCAAAACTCAATGATGCAATATCTTAAAATTAAGGCTGATGATATTAAGTCACGCATGGGCGGTCGCCAGCCAGAAGGCAGTGTTGATGATTACCTGAAAGCCATGTCTGGTGCAGCAATGA